ATGACTTTGAGGCGCATGCGGGCTATTCGTTCAACAAGTCTCATGCGGTTGCTTATTCTACGCTCTCGTATTGGACAGCATGGTTAAAGTATCATTATCCAATTGAATTTATGTATTCATTGCTAAAAAATGAAAGGGACAAAGATGCACGAACTGAATATCTTATTGAAGCGAAAAGAATGGGCATTAGCATTAAACTACCTCACATTAATGATTCGGATATTGATTTTAAAATTGAGGGTAAGGGTATTAGGTTTGGATTATCGGGGATCAAGTTTATCTCTGATAAGATTGCAGAACGATATATATCGGCACGACCTTTTAAGTCTTTTGAACAACTTAGAGAGTTTACATTCACGAAAGGTAATGGAGTCAATAGCAGAGCACTAGAGGCTCTTAGAGTTATTGGTGCTGCCACATTCCCAGATAATCCTAGAAATGATAATGAAATTCGTGACAATCTTTATGAATATTTGGGTTTGCCAGAGTTTACTCAAACAGTACCATCTCATTATCATGCTTTTATAAACCCAGTAGAAGATTTTGAAGAAAAGGGATCATTTATTCTTATGGGTATGGTTAAAGGCATTAAAAGAGGAACTGGATGGTCTCGTGTTGAAATATTAGATAAAACTGGAAGCATAGGAGTATTTGATGAAGAGCAAACTACAATTGAGGCTGGACGAAGTTATATTGCACTCTGTTCTGATAACAGAATTGTTAGTGCTGTTCCTGTGGACGAAATAAAAGGGTCAGACTCTGCATTAATTAAGTTTTTGAATTATAGAATGCTGCCTTATAAAGATGACGAATTGTTTGTGGTATCATTTAAACCTAGAATAACTAAAGCAGGAAAGAAGATGGCTTCATTAACATTAGCAGATACATCAAGAGAACTTCATCCTGTAACTGTATTTCCAACAGCATTTGCTAAAGCATATATGAAAATTGAAGAGGGAAATGCATATAAATTTGAATTAGGAAAAACAAAAGATGGAACTGTTATATTGGAGGATATAAATGTTTGATGAACTAGCAGAAGAAATACATAAAAATGCAGTAGATAAAGGATTTTGGGATAGAACTGTAGATCCAATTTTTATAGCAAAACAGATGATGATGATTGTTTCTGAAGTATCAGAGGCTATGGAGGCTCTTCGTAAAGATATGGACCCAGAACAAATATCTGATGAATTTGCAGATATTCTTATCCGTACTTTAGATTTATATGCAGGAATAGCAGAAGCAGGATATGTAACAAAATCATTAGATTATGCAGTAAAGGAAAAAATGGAAAAAAACTCTAAGAGACCAACCAAGCATGGGGTGAGATTCTAATGACAGTTTCAGTAGAAGATGTAATTGCTCAACTTAACCCAAAGTTAAGAAAAAGCATTTTGGTTGGAGATGCTGTACCTAAAACAGAATACGCAGCAACTCCAAGTTATGGATTAAATAGAGCGTTAAATGGTGGACTTCCTTATGGACGTCAGGTTCTTATCTGGGGAAGCAAGTCTAGTGCAAAGTCTTCTCTGTGTTTGCAAACAATAGGCCTAGCACAAAAAGAAGGAAAGATATGCGCTTGGATTGATGCAGAAATGTCCTACGATAAGGCATGGGCAGAAAGCCTTGGCGTTGATACTTCAAAGTTAATTGTTTCACAAGCAAGAACAATTAATGAGATGGTTGAGGTGGGGGTTAGTTTAATTGAGGCTGGAGTAGATATAATTGTTGTTGACTCAATAACATCATTGCTTCCAGCAATTTATTTTGAAAAAGATTCTGATGAATTAAAGCAATTAGAAAATACAAAACAAATTGGTGCGGAGTCTCGTGATTTTAGCAATGCATGGAAGATGCTTAATTATGCAAATAATAAAGTTAAACCTACATTATTGATTCTTATTTCTCAGTCTCGTAATAATATTAATGCCATGTATACTAGCCAACAACCAACTGGCGGTCAGGCTACAAAATTCTATTCATCTACAGTTGTTAAATTATTTTCATCTGAATCAGATAATCAAGCATTGAAGGGAAAAATATATGTTGGCGACAAGGCTATTGAAGAAAAGATTGGTAGAAAAGTTAGATGGGAGTTACAGTTTAGTAAAACCAGTCCTGCTTTTCAGTCTGGTGAATATGATTTCTATTTTAGAGGCGATAACTTGGGCATTGATGGGGTCGCTGATCTTGTTGACACTGCTGAATTGATGGGTATTGTTGAGCGTACTGGCGCATGGTATTTATTGCCAGACGGGTCAAAAGTTCAGGGTAGAGAAGGATTTGTTAATAGAGTTAGAGAGGATCTTGATCTACAAGATATGATTAAGGCTAAAATCAGTGGATAAATACACAATCTATGAAGGAAAATTTCCTTGCAGGATTTGCAAGAAAGAAGTAAAGACTATGAGGGTATATGCTTCAACTGGTATGGCATCGTGGATGTGTTCAGAAAAGCATTTATCAGAGGTAGAGTTGTTTAAGGTTGGATATAAGAAAAAGAAAATACATGAGTGAAAAAAATGAAAGTAAAAGAATAGGCGCAAAGCAACATAAAAATTCTGGAAGAGGAATTAAAAAGGGGGATGCAACCTGGAATAATTTCACTATAGATTTTAAAGAAGTATCAAAGTCTTTTACTATAAACCAAGATATCTGGTCCAAAGCAGTTACTGATGCAATAAAAAATAACAATGATCCTGCAATTATACTTGTCATTGGAAAAGATAATAAAAAGGTAAGACTAGCAATACTTGAGTTTTCTATATTAGAGGAACTAATTAATTCAGATTTTACAGAGGTGGTATAATATACATATGATAAATGCAGCGTATAAACCAAAAAAGTTCGGACAGTATGATGATGTTATTCCCCATATTATAAAGGGATTCTTTTCTGATGATGAGGTTAAAGAATTAAAAGAATTAATCAATCATGGGAAAAGCCTTCCTCCAGGAGGATTTTACTCCCCATTGGTTCTTCCACAACTTGCTAGAGAGCAGATAGAATTAAAAATTTCAGGCAAGTTATTGAAAAAGATAGAAGATTTTGCATCTGATTTTGTTGGAGAAGAAGTTAAGATGACACACAATAGTTATCTTTCATATAACAAAAAGCACAATCCAGATGCATTTGAAACTAGGGGTGAGGATTCAAATCTTGCCGTATCTCCAAAACTTCCACCACATTTCGATTCAGATAATTATTTTACTAAATTAACAATAGACTATCAACTAGACCAAAACATTAATTGGCCAATAGTTGTTGATGTTGATGGAAAACTTTATCGTTTTAATATGGAGTATGGAGACTTATTAGTTTTTTGGGGAGCAGGAACAATTCACTGGAGAGATCCTATTATTTTAAAAGAGGGAGACAATTGCGAAGTTTGGACAGCACACTTTGCAGTTCAAAAAGATTTTGATGAATTAAATATTCCAGCACGTGATCCTGAAGCAAGAAAAGTTAGGTTTCAAGAATGGAAAGAAAAAAGCAAATTTGATGAATATAATGATGCATGGCAAGAAGAAATGACAAAACTAGAAAAGGCGGACGGTTTGGAACGTATTTCTAAATTAAAGCAACGTATTGATGAATTAGATAAAAAGTATCAAGAAGCAATTGAAAGAAAAAATAATAATGCTTGATGAACAAAAAACAACACTTGAGCAAATAAATGGTCTTTCAGAAATTGCAGAATATATGCAAGATGAAGAACTTACCACTGCATTGACAACAATAGTAAAACTTATACTCAAGCCAGATATTCCTATGAATGTTGCTACGCTTGAAATTGTAAGGCTTCAGGCAATTGCTTCAAAAATGTCGTTAAGAGCAACATGGATGGCCAACGTAGATAAAGGAGATAGAGCGAAAAAAAATATTTATTATACTGCTGCTGAGTCAATTAATAACTTAGTATCTGCTCTTAAATATATTACACGCTAAAACGTTATGAAAAATTTATTACAAGAGGTTATGATTAAGTCTGATAAAAAGAAAAAGCCTGAGTTTCAAGGGGCTACTTTTAATGTTGACGGGCTTATAGAAAAAATACAGTCTGGATACCTTATTGGTCGTGAGGCCAAATATACAAAAAAGAAAACCTTTGCACCATCAACGCTTGCCTATAGTCATGGAGAATGCCCCAGATATTGGTATCTTGCATTTGAAGGTGGTATTTTTGAAAATAGCGACACCCCATATGGTGTAGCAAACATGACATCTGGAACAATGTCACATGATAGAATTCAAAAGGCTATGCTTGACAGTGGTGTAGCACAAAAGTTTATAGATGAAAAAGAAACAGAAAAACAGGGAGAGACAGTATATACAACAGAATTTAAGGTTGTAAATGATGATCCCCCAATTTTTGGATATGGCGATGCCATGATAAATTGGGAAGATCAAGAAATAGTTGGCGAAATTAAAACAATGAATAACGAAGTTTTTGAATATTTTAAAAATGCCAACAAGCCTAAAAAGGGTCATTTAATTCAGTTATTAATATATATGAAAGTACTGGGTAAGGCAAAGGGAGTTTTAATTTATGAAAATAAAAACAATCACGACTTATTAGTATTTCCAATAGAAGTAAACAGTCACTATATTCGGTGGGTAGATCAAACATTTGACTGGTTGCGTAGAACAAGACAGGCATGGAAAGATAAAACTATTCCTAAAAAAAATTACCGATCTAACTCTAAGATTTGTAAAACTTGTCCATTGCAACAAGCATGTGCTGATGCTGAGGTGGGAGATATAAAAATCGAATCCTTGGAGCCACTAGAATATGAAGAATTGTAGTTGGTGTGACAAAAATTTTGAAGCAAAAATATCTTATCAGATATATTGTTCAGAAGAATGTAGGGATTTTTCTACAAAAGAAAAAATAGCACAAAGATATATACAAAATAGAAGGCAAAAACGAAAAGGAAAAAATCGTATTTGCAAGAAGTGTGGCGAGAAGTTATCTATATATAATGATGAACCACTTTGTGTTAAATGTAATATTAATCCAAATGATGTCAAAAAGGCTTTAAAAGAAATAAAAGGAATATCAAATGGTAAAAAGTAATCAGCCATATAATATATGTGCTATAGACGCAAGTACCAATAGCCTTGCCTTTGCCATATACTCGCATCAAAAATTAGCAAAATATGGCAAGATAACATTTGAAGGAAAAGATATTTATGAAAAAGTAGTTGATGCTTGTAAAAAATCTAAAGCATTATTTTCTCATTATAACTGTATGGGGGCTATAGTAATAGAGCATACTATATTTATGAATTCTCCTAAAACAGCAGCAGATCTAGCACTGGTTCAAGGAGCAATTTTAGGGGGTGCTGGAATGACTGGAATTAATACTATAGGAAAAGTATCTCCAATTACATGGCAAAGTTACTTAGGAAATAAAAAATTAACTAAAGAAGAACAGTTGCAAATAAGATCTGCTAATCCAGGCAAATCGGCTTCATGGTATAAATCATATGAAAGAGAGTTTAGAAAACAAAGAACCGTTAAATTATTAAATATTATTTATGATAAAAAAATAGAAGATTATGATGCAGCAGATGCTTGTGGTATAGGGCACTGGGCTATTAATAATTGGGAAAAGGCTATTGGGGTTGACAAGGAATAGGTATGGCTGCTAAACTATATACAAACGAGGTGTGGCTTAAAAAAAGATATCATCTTGACAAAAAGTCACCAGAAGCAATAGCCAAGGAGTGCGGTGTGAGTGTAGAAACTATTTATGTTTACCTTGCTAAATTTGGATTAAGGAAGTCAAAAAGATGAGTTTACAGCCAGTATTTGAGGATTCTGTAGAGTTTAATTGTCAAGATCTTCAGTTGCTTACTATTGGCACTGAGGCTGGAAGAGAGATACTATCTACATGTCACGAGATTGCTCACATGCTTGTAAAAAAGAACATCGCTTATGGAAATTCAGCACTTGATCCAGTTCGTGTATTTTCAAAAGCAGGACCAAGAGAACAACTTTATGTTCGTATAGATGACAAACTAAATAGGCTTATGAAGGGAACAGATTACCCAGGAGACAACGATATCGATGATTTAATTGGATATTTAGTTTTGTTGAAGATAGCAAAGGAAAAAGATGTCAACTGAAGAAGATCTAGTTAAGCATCTAGATGAAGTCAACACGGTTGTTGGAGAATACCTAAAGGGTAATGATGCTACAAAAATATCAAAGGACCTTTCAATACCAAGAACTCGTGTAGTTCAACATATCAATGAGTGGAAGGTTATGGCATCCGCTAATGATGCTATTCGTGCTCGTGCTAAAGAGGCTCTTGCAGTCGCAGACACACACTATAATAAATTAATTGCTAAATCATATGAGGTTATAGATGAAGCATCTCTTACAAATAATCTTAGTGCTAAAACAGCAGCAATTAAACTAGTTATGGACATTGAATCAAAAAGAATTGATATGCTACAAAAAGCAGGACTGCTAGAAAATAAAGAGTTAGCAGAAGAAATGCTGCAAATAGAAAAGAAACAAGAAATTCTTATGGGTATCCTAAAAGATATAGCATCAGAATATCCTCAAGTACGTGATGAAATTATGCGTAGACTTTCTGACATTTCTAAAAGAGATGAAGTGATTACAATTGTCCATGATGTTTGATGATTTTCTAGAAGCATTAAAGGATAATCATTTTGAAGAAACTCCAGTAGATGCTAAAACTTTTGTAGAATCTCCAGACTACCTAGGTCAACCTGGGCTATCAAATATTCAATACGATATTGTGGAGGCAATGAGTCAGATTTATCGTAAGGAAGATCTTCAACAAATAATGGGTGAAGAAGAGGGGGCAAAGTATTATGAAAAATACACAAAAAACGAAATTATATTACAACTTGGGAAGGGCAGTGGGAAGGACTTCACCTCTACTGTTGCTTGTGCTTATATTGTCTATAAACTACTATGTCTTAAAGATCCTGCAAGATATTTCGGAAAACCAAGTGGAGATGCAATAGATCTTATCAATGTTGCTATTAACGCACAACAGGCTAAGAATGTTTTCTTTAAAGGCTTTAAGTCAAAAATTGAAAGATCTCCATGGTTTGCTGGCAAATATGAGGCAAAAGTAGATTCAATCACTTTTGATAAATCTATTACAGTTTATTCTGGTCACTCTGAACGTGAATCTCATGAGGGTTTAAATCTATTGCTTGCAGTTCTTGACGAGATTTCTGGTTTTGCTACAGAGGTTGGAACTGGTAATGAACAAGGAAAGACTGCTGACAATATATATAAAGCGTTCCGTGGATCAGTAGACTCTAGATTCCCAGACCTTGGCAAGGTAGTTCTTCTTTCATTTCCTCGTTACAACGGCGACTTTATTTCTGAGCGGTATGAAGCAGTAATTGCTGATAAAGAAGTAATAACAAAGAGTCATAAGTTTATTATTAATCCATTATTGCCAGAAGATGATAAAGATAATTGGTTTGAAATTACATGGGACGAAGATCATATAAAGTCTTATAAATATCCTGGAGTCTTTGCTTTAAAAAGACCTACATGGGAAGTAAACCCCACAAGAAAAATTGATGACTTTAAGATTGCATTTATGACAGATCTTGGTGATGCAATGATGCGTTTTGCTTGCGTTCCAACATACGCCTCAGATGCATTTTTTAAGCAGGCAGATAAGGTAAGAGCCTGTATGAGTATTAGAAATCCTCTTGATACTTTTAGAAGGTTTGAAGAAAACTTTAAGCCAGATCCAGAAAAAGTTTATTATGTTCATGCTGACCTTGCACAAAAACATGACAAATGTGCTGTTGCAATTGCACATGTTGAGAAATGGGTCAATGTGCAGGTAATTAAAGACTACGAGCAGATATCTCCCGTAGTAGTTGTAGATGCAGTAGCATGGTGGGAGCCAAAGGTAGAGGGTCCAGTAAACCTATCTGAGGTAAAGCAGTGGATACAAAACCTACGCAGGCTTGGGTTTAATATTGGACTAGTTACATTTGATCGTTGGCAGTCATTTGATATTCAAAACGAATTACAGGCGGTAGGAATAAGAACAGAGACTGTATCTGTAGCAAAGAAACATTATGAAGATATGGCTATGCTTGTATATGAAGAAAGACTCGCCATGCCTGCTATAGAACTTTTGTTTGAAGAATTAACAGAACTTAAGATTATGAAAAATGATAAAGTTGATCACCCACGTAAAAAATCTAAGGACTTAGCAGATGCCGTATGCGGTTCTATTTTTGGTGCTATTTCTTATACCCCAAGAGATCAAAACCTTGAAGTAGAAGTTCACACATTTAAAGATAAGCCACGTCGAATTGACAGGCTACCTGAGAACGTGATACAATATAAACCTAGTCAAATAGAAGACATAAAAGACTATTTGGATAGATTAAAAACCATATAATCAAATGAATAATAAAAGGAGAAAAATGAATTCATTTAAGAAGATCGCTCTAGCCATGGTTGCAGCCATGACACTGGGCACACTTTCTGTAGTACCTGCAAGTGCTGCTCCGATGACAGTTGCTGTAGATTTGAACTCAGTTGCTAATACAACTGCGTCTTCATCTGCTACACCTGCATCATTGCCAGTACCAGCAGATAACACAGTTGATGCTGCCGATGCTTTGCGCTTTGTCGCTACTGTAGATACAGGTACAACTGTAACTGTAACAGCAACAAATGCAACTGTTGTTTCAGCACTACATACAACTGCTGCACCAGTAACTGCATCATCAGGCTCATCAAGCCTCTCAATCGCAACTGGCACAGGAACTACTGCAACATTCTATGTTTATACAAAGACAACTGCGGTTGGCACAGTAGTAATTACAAATCAGGGAACTACTCTTACATACTATGTACAGGGAACTGCAGGTAAGATCAATAATCTTACAGTTACCGCTCCAGCATCTGCTGCAGCAGGAACAAAGACTGATATTGTAGTAACCGCAACAGACGTTTTCGGAAACAAAGTTTCTGGCAAGTCTCTTACTGCAACCGTATTTGCTTCAACTGGAACTCTTGATTCAGCCACAGCAACTACTGGCGCAACTCTTTCAGATTTTGGTCAAGCAACATTTAAGTTGACTTTGCCAACAACTGGCACACGCTCATTAGTAACATTTGCTCCAACTACAGCAGGAGATGCTGTTTCTGGTGCTGTTACTGGTCTAACTGCTCCAACTCTTGCTCCTTTTGCAGAGATTGCAGTTCGTGATCTTATTGCAGAACTAGCAAAGGCTCAGGCAGATCTTGCTGCTGAAAAGGCTGCTCGTACTGCTGATGCAACTGCTGCTGCTAACGCTGCTGCAACCGCTAAGGCTGCTGCTGATGCTGCTGCACTAAAGGCTGCTGCTGATCTTGTAACAGCAAATGCAGAAATTGTTAAGTTGAAGGCTGATGCAGTTGTTGCTAAGGCTGCTGCTGACAAGGCTCTTGCTGATGCAACTGCTGCACACGCTGCAGAACTTGCAAAGGTAAAGGCTGACAATGATGCAGCAATGGCTGCTCTAAAGAAAGCATTTAATTCACTTGCTCGTAAGTGGAATAAGGCAAATCCAAAGGCTAGAGTTACTTTAGTTAAGTAATCTAAACTTTAAAATTAGAGTGGGATATAAAAGTCCCACTCTTTTTTTATAATTAAATGTTATAATCTCCTTATAGCACATAAGGAGAGGAGAAATTAGAAACAACTTATTTCGCATAGGCTTATCAATAATATTTGGCTTTGGATGGCTATTTTCTGCCTCCTCTCAAGCAACTAATGATCCCTTAATCCAGGCACAAGAAGATATACAACAATTAACAATAGATATAGAAAACCTTGTAAATAAAACAGAAACCCAAAGACTTTTAGATTTGGCAAATGAAAAATACGACGATGCAGTTCAAGCAAGGCAGGATAAAGAAGATGCAATTCAAAACTATGATGATTCAGTAAATGCCTATAATGATGCTGTGACCGCAGAGGCGACGGCACTTGAACAATTAACTTTGGCCCAATCAGCAGTAGATGGACAAACAGTAACAGTTAATTTAGCATTAGAGGAGAAGAATAATTCTCAGGACGCTTTAGATTTAGCAAATATTAATTTACAAACAGCACAATTAGTAGTGCAGAATTCTGGAAATCAAGGATGGCAGTTTACAGCCTATACACTTAATAGAAGCGGAAATTTTGCATATGCTGGAACACAATACTGCTCTGGAGTACTGACCCAATCGTATCAGGGTATGCCAATTTGTGGTAGATATGAGAACATGTTTGTTGTTTATTCTGGAAAAATAACAGCACCCGAAGGTGTAAATAATGTATCTTTTGCAGGGTACACGGATGATGGCTTTAGAATGTATGTTGACGGCCAATTAGTTATTAATCAATGGCAAGATCAGGGGGCAACATGGAGCCCTTACTATTATCATACCTTTACTGCCGAAGATAGGGTTATAGATGTAGTATTTCATTATTTTAATGGAGGAGGCCCAGGAGTATTTCATGTTGGTTGGGGTCATAGCGGAATTTGGACTGGGGTAGCATCAAGCGCAATGTCTTATGGTCAGGGCGCTACGCAGGCACAAATAGATTCATATAACCAGGCGTTATCAGATCAGCAGGCAGCACAAGAAGACTACGATAGTAAACTTGCTACATATAATTCTGCGGTTCAAAACCTCACATCATTAAATCAAGACCTCACAAATGCTACACAAAACCTCACAACAGCACAGCAAAACCTAACAAATGCTCTGAATGCAAAAAATAATGCGCTACAAGATAAAGAAAATGCAGAAGATAATTATGATCAGGCAATATTAGATATGCAACAGGCTATCATAAATACTAGAGAAGAATATAATAAGCAATGGGAGTTTGAAGAAGCACAAAGAGTTGCTGCTGCTATTGCTCAGGCTTTAGCAAATCAACCACAACCTGAGCCCACTCCTGAGCCTGAACCCAGTCCTCTACCGTCCCCAGAACCATCACAGCCAGAAGAGCCAACACCAGAGCCTTCATCTGAACCTACTCCAAGTCCCCAACCATCGCCTGAGCAAACAGAACAAGATTCTCCCAATCCTGAGCCAACTGATCAAACAAATGGTGAATCAAACGCAACTCCAACCCCTGAGCCTGAGACAACTCAAGAGCCTCAGCCAGAGCCATCACCTCAGCAAACGGATATAGATCCTTTTCCCACTCCAACTCCTCAACCAGAGCCAACTCTTCCTGAACCCTCTTTAGAACCAACACAAGATAATAATACCACGGAAGATCTAACAAGAGTATTAGCAAATCTAACAAGTAAAGATAACATTACTGTTAAATTAACTCCAGAACAAATGGCTATTGTTGGACAATCTTTAATTGCCTTGGCTCCAGAGGCTAAGGTAGAACTTGCAAAAGATCTTGGGGTTAAGACAGATGAGATAGCAATACTTGCAGAAGCAGCACAGGATAATCCTGCTGTGGCTGCTGCTATTATTTCATTTGCTGAAAAGGCAGAAGAAAATGCTGATGCTCCTATGCCATATACAATTGCAGACGCTATTACTGAGGCTGCTGCTGAGTTATTTTTAGAAGACCCGCTTGCTGTTTTTGCTGCGGTAGATTTAGAAGAATTATCTGACCCTAGTCAATGGGGTAAAGATATGACAGATGATCAAAGAGAAAAAGCACAAGAGGTTATAGTTCCAGTAATATTAGTATCTAATATTGTTACATCTGTTGCCTCTGCTCTTTCAATAAGGAGAATATAATACGACTATGAAAAATATAATAAATAAGGCAGCCCATATTTTACTAAAAGGAATTAAAGGGTTTTTGTCATGGTTTAATAAGGCTATAAAGGAGAGTATTGCCCAGGTATGGACCCTATTGGGCTTTTTTATTGCCTGGTTGACCCTAACAGGTACAGCACAGCAGATTGTGGGCATAGCGACTGTTTTAGCCACGATTTTATGGCTTATAACCATACCCCTTAGAGAAGAAAAAGAATAGTATAATACCCATATGAAGTTTATTCTTGCTATATTTTCTTCTGTTATTTTGGCCTTTGGTGTAACTGCCTGTGGTTATGACGGACATTACAGATACCCTTGCCAGGATCCTGCAAACTGGGAAGCACCTGAGTGCAATCCTCCATTATGTGAAGCAACTGGAACCTGTACAGTAGATTTATTGGGTTATGATCCAAAAGAGGGTAGCCCAGAAATAACAGAGACTCCAGCAGACGAAACAACTTCTGATATAATTGAAGATACAAATGACGCACCAGCGCCAGAAAATGTAGATAATATCAATACTATGGTTGATGAATTATCGGAAGGGAATTAATAAGTGAGTAAAGTTAAATATACTCCAGCAGAGTTAGATGCACGATTAAAGTTTACATTAGGAATCATTCTTGGCTCTATTCTATTCTTTACAGCAATGGGAATTTTGTATGCACTTATTTTTGTTACCCAGCCAGTTGGCGCACAGTCAGAAAACGATAAAATGTTTTTCAATGTTCTTGGATCAGTAGCAACATTTATTACAGGAACATTAGCAGGTTTGTTAATTGGAAAGAGTGGTTCTGACGCAATTGCAGAAACCATACAACCAATGACATCAGAAACAACTCCAGTCGCTGAAGAAGTTGTTGAAGGGGTTGTTGAAGAAGAACCTGTTGCACAAGGAAAGCCTGAAGGCGAAATGCCAGAAGAGCAACCAGTAGATGAGGATTGGGATAAGGATTAATCATGGCAGAAATGGGAACAGCAGCAAAACTTATTGAAATAGCCAAAGAAGAGATTGGTGTCATCGAAGGTCCTCGTGATAACGAGACTAAGTATGGCAAGTTTACTAAAGCAAACTTCCAGCCATGGTGTGGATCATTTGTTATGTGGTGCGCTGATCAAGCAGGAGTAAAGGTTCCTAATACCGTTTATACACCAGCAGGTGCAGCAGCATTTAAAAAGGCTGGTCGTTGGTATGATGCACAGATTTGCGATCCAGAACCAGGCGATATTGCTTATTTTGATTTCCCAGCAGATGGTGTAGATCGTATCTCACATGTTGGTATTGTTATTAAAGATAATGAAGATGGAACTGTATGGTGCATTGAAGGAAACACTACAAATCGTAAAGGCGGAAGCCAAAGAAATGGTGGAGAAGTTTGCAAACAACTTCGTGCATATAAGAAAAATAAAAAGGGCGTACAGGTATCTATAGTAGGTTTTGGTCGTCCTAAATTTAAAGGCGCAGCAGCAACTGAAAATAAACTAGAATCTAATAAACCTGAAACAAAGAAATGTCCAACATGTGGACAAGATGTCAAATAGTTGACATATTTTTATCTTAGTGATATACTGATATAAACTATCAGAAAGGCTACCATGACTTGTATAGCAGTTGTGCGTGATAAAGTAAATAATAAAATATGGATGGCAGGAGATCGTGGTGTCTCTGATGATAATGTAATTAATGTTTGTTCAAGTCCTAAAATCTGGAAAAAAGAGGGCTACTTATTTGGATATGCTGGTTCTATGGATGGAGATAGGATAAAACATTTATTTGTACCGCCACAATTTGAAGGTCGTGGCAGCATTGATAAATTTATGTATAGTAAATTTTTAAAAGCACTTAGAAAATTTTATGAAGAGTGGTGGGTTGATACATCTACATCATCAGACTTTGGAATGATTATTTGTATTCGTGGAAAAATCTATGAACACAATGCAGTAGACATGTCACTAACGCAATATGAACAAGACTATCTTGCGATGGGATCTGGAGGAGATTTAGCACTTGGATCTTTATATTCAACGCAAAAACAAAAAGACGCAAGGAAAAGGGCAGTACTTGCAGTAAATGCTGCTATTAATCATTCTATGTCCTGTAAAGGCCCTATTGACATTCTAAGTATTTAGTATATTGTTATGGATATTAAAAGACTAATAAATAAGAATAGAATTGGCTCAGAGTTTTGGATAAACTCAGAAAATAAAAGTTTTACAGAGATTGTACAAGCAAATAAAACTATGCCTAGGATTTGGGCGTCACCAGAAACCATTGTGCACAGTTTATATTATGATAATATATTCAAACCAATAAATGGTTATGCTAAAGAGTTTTGGCCAAGACCAAAACTTATAAAAGATAATGAAGTCCTACATCTAAGATATTTTACACATGCAGAAATTTGGGTTCAACCAATGAGAGATGGACTGTATTGCTTAGATAAGGTATGGCAAAGACAGTTTTATCCTTCTGAAATCAATATTAATAATACAGAAGATTGTTTTAGTGCTGTTTATAAATTTTATATACCATGGATTTTTGATGAAAACTTAACTTTAAGTATAAAAGAAGTAGATGGTTCTCCATTTAAAATTTTAAATACTAAAGTTAATTTTTATAAATTAGATAGAAATGAATATTGGAACTGTGATTGGTTTCATTTTTTAATTAAATCTGAGGGAAATCATCTAGAAAAATATAATGATCGTGTATATGGAGTAATTCCAATTAATACTCCTATATGTGATATAATTATTGAAAATAAAGAACTTATCGATAAAATAGAAAGAGAATATGGAAAATAAAATAATATTTTCTCCAACTGGAGTGAACGCTAATAATAGTTTATATAACACTCCCCCAGTAAAAGCACTTTCAGTTTTACCAGATTGGTACAAAGATTTAGCAGGTTATCGTTTTGGATCAAGCCATAGCAAAAGTTTTTTGCATCCAGTAAATGATCGTGGTCAAGACGGATCTGATGTATCTACTAAATTATGTAATCCTTTAATGGATGCCATGACTTCTGGATATATTCAAACATTGCCAGAAGATGTTGAAGTAATAGTAGATAAGGATGAAAAGCCATCTTTATTTTGGAAAACACAAGTTCCATTAATTGATACTAGGCCTATAGTAGATTTTGCTATTCCAAAGGAGTGTTATCCAATACATTTTGGGTGGAAAATGTTTTGGTATTATGAAACACCTCCAGGATATTCTCTTTTAATAACTCACCCCCTTAATAGATACGATTTGCCATTTTATAGTCCGTCTGGGATTGTAGACAGTGATATTTGGGGGCTTCCCGTATTCTTTTCATTTTTCCTTAAAAGAGGGTTTGAGGGAATTATAGAAAAAGGGACTCCATTATTTCAAATGATTCCAATAAAAAGAGAAGACTGGTCTCTTGAATTAGATTACTCTGAAGAAAAATATTGGGAAAATAAAATAAAAGAAGAACAAAGGCGTTCACATATTACAGGACATTATAAAAAGTCTACATGGCAACGAAAAAATTACTAATAGTGTATAATGGATAATAACTATAAAAGGAGAAAAAATGCAGAATAATAATTTTTATAATACGCCAAAGGCTTACAATAAGCCACACCAATTTTTTGAAAAATATTTAGATAATGATTTAAACAAAATGATGGATCATTTAATTCAGGTTTATAGAGATATGCAAAATGCAAATTTACGTGGAGTTTCTCCAGTAGGATCAGAAAAAGATAAATTTTGGATTGAATCTGGCAGCGTTTCTACTGTTAAGTGGACAGAGTATAATGTTTTTCAATTTTATACCGAAGAAATCCATAATGTTTATTCTGCTGTAAGAGATCTTGCTATTGAGGCTTGCGACTACTATGGGGTTAATTTTAAAGAACAAAAATATTATATTCAGGGATGGTTTAATATTAATGATCGTAAAGTTGGTAAACTGAACTGGCATGATCACGGTGGCCCCTGGGCACCATTTTGGCATGGATATTATTGCATTAAAGCGGAGCCTTCATCTACTTTCTATAAAATAGAAAACAGAGATGACTTAATTGTTGAAAATCACAATAAAGACAACAGACTTATTCTTTCTGAAATGGGTCATCCTCATGCAATGGGAGATTGGGAATGGGATGGTCCAAGAATCACCTTGGCATATGATATTGTGCCACTTGCTAGTCTTCAGTTAGCGTCAGCAACTCCACAGCACTGGATTCCATTGGTATAGTATGACATCTATAAAAGTTTTTATTTACAGTTATAAAAATAAAAATTTATTAGAAAACTTACAGGATATAATAAACAAACAAAGTAATAAAAATGATATAAGTTATTATATTTATGACCAGAATAACGTTAATAGAGATTTTTTATTTAACAAAGTAAATGCTAACATTAAATATAATCATGTTAGATGGGATGACATCAAATCTATAACCTATCATAGAAACATGGCTTTATTGCATTATAGTAATTCTAAATATTACTTAGAATTAAATCCAAATATTTCTTTGATGAATGAATGGGACGATTATTTTCTTTCTAATATTGAAGATAAAAAAGTAATTTCTGGTTTTGGGATGCCTAGATTATCTATAAATAAATCTTATGTTGTTGAAAATAGAGAATATTCTGATTCCATTAAAGAAACAAATTATATAGATACAGATTTAATATTTTGTTCTCAAATTGATGCACTAACCTTAATCAAATTAAAAAATTTAAAGCAAATTGGACAAAATTTATTTGCATCCTTACTATTTGTAAATAAAGGATACAGTATATATTCGCTTCCAAGTAATTTATATAATAAGATAGTGCAAGAAAATGAAAATACATACAAGTCTTTCTCAATAAATCATGGATACAATAAAATGTTATCACTGATTAAAAAAGAGAATAATGAAAAATTTGAATATTTTCATAAAATATCTATTAATGAGATATCGGAAATTCCCTATCAAATTGATGATGTACCTTATAGTGAATATAAAATTAGTCTTGAAGATATGGATACGCCAAGATTTTTAGATGGGTATCGGAAGATACAAATAACATAGTATAATCTAATAGGAGGTATTATGCATAGAATAACAGTTATAGAAAATTTTATTACACCAGAAGACGCATCTACTTTGATTCAGCAACAATTGGATCCTAATGCAGAAAAAAATCCATATCCAGAATATTATTCTGACAGGTACGGCGGAACCTCTCTTCCATATAACAAAACCGTACAAGATATAATGATAAAGTATGGTAAAAAGTCTAATGAAATGCACAAACACTTAAATGGTTTTAAAAATGATATATATGTTTTTAAAGGATTTGGATCCCATTGGTCTGCTGGCACTAGGGGTGATTTGCATATAGATGCACAAGGCCCAGAGCCTTTTATTGAGTTTAGCACAATTATGTATTTAAGTGATGAAAAAGACTATGATGGTGGAATAATTTATTTTCCAAATCAAGATTTTCAATATAAACCAAAACAATATTCTGCAGTATTTTTCCCTTCAGCAGGAACAGAGTATGTTCACGGTATAACTACAGTTACTCGTGGAGAAAGATTTACCGCACTTTTTATGCATACTAGTCTGCCACAACATTCAGATCCAGACTATCACCCTAATCCAAGTTTTTGGAAGGCTGGTGTATACCCGCTTGCTAAAATATGAAACTTTAGATCTTGGTTTAGTTTTATATAAAGATGTAATCAAAGATCCTGAAAAAATTATAGAAGAAGTTAATTCTTTAGAAAATAGGTATAGAGATAACGAGCACGGAACATCTTTTACTGATGTTAAAACATGGACTCCATGGCAGAACGAAAGTGCTAAGACTATGGAAACTTTTTGCTGGCAAAAGTTTTTACCTCCACCACATACAATTAACACCAATGATTATTATTTTAATGAACAACTTAGCATATCTAAAAAGTTATATGAAACATTAGATCTTGCAACTAATCATTATGCAAATACACTTTACCCCTTTTGTGGGAAAAATATAAAAAATAGAGAATTTAGCATACACCTATTAAAATACGATGTCGGTGGATTTTTGCCTGCACATCAAGACCATGGTGTTAGTAGCAGAATACTCTCCACTGTTAGTTATCTTAACGATGACTACGAAGGCGGAGAAATAGAATTTCCTAATTCTAAAATAAAAATAAAACCTCCAGCAGGCAGTATTATATTTTTTCCATCTAATTTTTTATATGTGCATCAGGTTCATGCAATAACTAAAGGCTCTAGATATTCTTTACCGCACTGGTATCATAATATGAGAAACCCTATATTCTCAACAGGAGAAGAATAAAAATGAAAAAATTAATTAAAAAAATTAAACTTTATTTTTTTATTCGTAAGATAAGGAAAACAGATAAAACTAAAAGGTATTTTTACTAAATGATAATCCTTGGAATAAATGAAACTTCTCATGACGCATCTATATCTTTAATTAAAGATGGAGAAATACTTTTTGCTGGGCATGCAGAAAGATATAGCAAGCAAAAGAATGATTGGTATAACAATAAAGAAATTATTTTAGATGCATTAAACTACGGAACACCAGATGCCGTGGCATATTATGAAAAACCTTGGCTAAAAAGATCCAGAATATTTTTAAAAGGCGGGGCAGCAGATTGGAAACCAAACATTCCATTAAAGGTGCCAGTACATTATTTTAAGCACCATCATTCACATGCAGCAGCAGGATACTATACTAGTAAATTTAATGATGCTGTTATAGTAGTCCTAGACGCTATTGGAGAATACAATACTTCTACCGTATGGGTTGGTGAAGGAAATTCAATAAAGCAAGTATATAAAAAAAATTATCCTTTTAGTTTTGGTTTATTTTATTCAGCATTCACTCAGTTGGTCGGACTAATGCCGAATCAAGAAGAATATATTATGATGGGGATGGCTGCCTATGGGGATTGGACAAAGTATTACCTAAAGGTAAAAGAATATTTTCCAGATATAAACACACAAAAATATAATTTTCACAAAGGAATTCTTGATTGGAATCAAGAAATAACGGAGCAAGATAGGTTTGATATAGCAGCAGCAGTTCAAAAGGTATATGAAGATAGACTAGTTAACTTTATGGCTATGGCAAAAAAACTTACAGGAAAACGTAATCTTGTTTTTATGGGGGGATGTGCCCTTAACTGTGCAGCCAATACAATGCTTTGGAGGATGTTTGATGATGTCTGGATTATGCCAAACCCAGGAGATGCTGGATCGTCTCTAGGAGCGGCTGCAGCAGCCTATGGAAGTCATCTAAAGTGGGAGCATCCATATCTAGGGCATGACTTAGGGGGAGAGTATCCAGTAAAATCTATCATGACAGAGTTAATAAGAAATAAAATTGCTGCAGTAGCGACTGGAAGAGCGGAATATGGTCCAAGGGCTTTGGGAAATAGAAGTATTCTTGCAGATCCAAGAGATCCAAACATTAAAGATAAAGTTAATTTAATTAAAAAAAGAGAGTTGTTTAGGCCTTTTGCCCCAGTAATATTAGAAGAATACGCAAGTAAATGGTTTGATATGAGATATACCTCGCCATATATGCAATATACTCCTAAATGCTTAAAGCCTGACCTAATACCTTCAGTTGTTCATAAGGATGGAACCTCTAGAGTTCAGACGGTAAATAAAAACCAACATCCAGGACTTTACAATTTACTTTCAGAGTGGTATGCTGTAACTGGTGTTCCAATATTATTAAATACAAGTTTAAATATAAAGGGGCAGCCTCTTCTTAATGACAAAGATGATATAATTAATTGGGAAAAGGCCTATGGCCATAAAATAATAACAGGAGATTAAATGGAGTCTACAAAAAGAAGTTTATTAAAAACGCTAAGTTGGGAAACGTTCCACTTAATTGGAGTTGCTGGGGTAATTGCAGTAGTAACATATATGATAACTGGTGAGGTTGAATATGAGTATGCTACCTTGGGCGCACTCGTGTATATTTTATGGGAAGCATTAGGATACTTTTTTCACGAAAGAGTTTGGGCTAAGTTTGGCAAGGAGGTAAAGTAATGAGAATTAAGATAATTAAGTTTGTAGTAAAATTATTAGGATATGAATGGTCTGGAGATAATGTTAATTTACCAGTTTGGCAAGTCAAGGCTAAGAAAAAGAAGTAATAATGCCAGCATATGAATATGACTGTATGGCATGTGCCATAAGATATACAAAGGTTAGAAGCATGTCAGACAATGATCCAGGATATAAATGTGATACTTGCAATAAAGACTTGGTTCGTGTATACTCTAATGTAGGAATTACTTTTAATGGCTCTGGTTTTTATAAAACTGATAACAGAAAGGTAAAATGATATATATACCCAATAATCAAATGTGTCAGGCATTTGATCCTATGATGTATCTTCCTGAAAAAACAACAAATATACTAGAAGATTCTTCAAGGGCAAGTACCTCTTGCGTTGCTCCTGCGTACGTATATATAGAGGGAAGTCGTGGAAAAAGATTCTTATGTGATTTTCATTATCATTATGAAAAAAATATGACAAGATCAAGTACCCCGCACCTGTGGGCAGAAATAGAAAAAATTATATTCGATCAAAGAGAATTAATAAAAGAAACCTTTTCACAAGATACAAAAACCCAGGAAACTGTAGGGTTTAAATGTAGCCTGTCCACTTCAGGAAATCATGGACCTTCAAAAAGTTATCATCTGGGATTATCCTGTTCTTCTGATGCCCTTGTAAAAGTTATAAATAAGTCAGATTTGGGCGTCACATATTTTTGTAATTTTCATTTTAGGAAAAACTACTATAGGTACTATTCAAATAATGTAGTGTATGAGGATAAGTTTGACATTATAGACGAAAGATATAGAATGACAATGTCTATTGCAGAAGAGTCAGAATCGCTTAATTTAATATAATTAGTATGAACTGATTTGCAATAACCTTTAGTTTAGTATATAATATAAATATCAATATAGTTAATAATAGAAAGGTATAATATGTTTAGTATGCTTAAGGGTAAAGAAGAACAAAAAGTCTGGCTGTTAGATGCAACAGATAGATGCGATAGGTGTGCTGCACAGGCCTATGTAAAGGTGATTGGTAAAGACGGAATGTCTCTTTTATTCTGTGGCCATCACTATAATAAAATCATGGATAATGCCGTTGGATATGACAAAATGATGAAGTTTGCCATAGAGATCGTAGATGAGCGAGAACGTCTCATAGAAAACAAATTGATTGGTAGTGAAAATTAATGGAAGAAATAAGTGATTTTGATAAACTTTTATTGTCTGGCGCAATTGAACCAGCAGCACTAGATCCAGATACTGGAGAGATGCTTTATAGTTTTTCTGAAAACTTAGAAGAAAAAAATCCAGAGTTGCATAGGCTAGTTCTTGATAATTTTTATAAAACTTCTTTAAAACTTTGGGAATTAGGATTTTTAAATATGGATATAACAAATAATAATCCTTTAGTATCTTTAACCCCTAAAGCATTTAATGATAAAAAAATAAAGCAATTAGATAAAGACTTACAGTTTGCCTTATCAGAAATAAAAAGAGGTCTAACTCAATAAGTAGTATAATAGGTAATTATGGAATACCTATTGGGATTTTTTACATCTATATTTATACTGTATAGTATTGTAAAAATACAGAAAAAATATAATATACTAAATGAACAAAAAATCAAACCAATTAGGTATAGCCAAAGCCATATACATTCTTTAGTATTTCCATTATTGCCAAAACCAGAAAAGATAAGAAAAGTTATAAAAAGTCAAGCGTCAATCATTGATAGACAAAATAATATAAAGGTAATAATAATGGACAATAAGGCCTATTGGATAAAAGATAATACTTTTTATACAGCAGAAATGTCCATAGATGGGACGGTAAATAAAGAAAGTACATCAAGAGTTGACACAAACAGTATGAGTAAGGTACAATTAGATAAGATGTTGTTCATAGTAGATAAACTTCGAGAAGGGACTTTTGATGATAGTGGGGGTACAGGGAACTAGTAGTTTTGATGACTACCAGGTTTTTCTTCGTGCCATTGGTGTTGCTCTTTCCAGTGTAACTGAGCAAGATCCGTACTTTTATATATATACTGCTGGACCAGCCAAAGTAAACTCTATGGTTATGGAGTTTGTAAATGTATCTGAGCGGAGTATGAAGTCACGTGGCATTAAGATAAAGATGTATAAGGTTCCTCCATCATGGATAGAGGAAAATATTTCTGATTTTAACTATTTAGCGTTTCTTTCTAAACCAAAGGAAGGTTCTTCTAGGTTGGTTAAAGTTGCAGAAGAAAATAATGTAGAAGTAGGAATATTTAGATATTAGGAGAAAAAATGATTATTAAAACATTAGAACAAATGGAAGAAATCGTATCAAATAATAAAGATCTGTATTGGGATGGCTGGTCAGTTATTAATAGATATAAGTCTGATAAGGCCAAAACCTCTAAATATGGAGTATATTTTAAAGGTAGTTGGTATATGTCTAAAAGATTTGATCCAAGTCGTAGTGGATGGGACATCCCAGAAAGGTTTGTCTTAGGACATGCACAAACTAAAATGGAAAGATAATGCATCTTGTTTGGATTATGATACAAATTTATTTTTTGATAAGTACGAAGAAGACATTGCGCTAAGGCCTGCGATAGATGCATTATGTTTAAACTGTCCAGTAACTAAAACTTGTTTTTCTGTTGGAGTATCAAGCAAAGAATATGGAGTATGGGGCGGTGTTTTTTTAGATGCTGGCAATCCATCTAAAGAGTTTAATGATCATAAGACAGATCAAAATTGGTCAGATATCTGGCAAAAATTAACAATAGAAAAAGAATAAAGTGAATAATAAAGATTACTTAAATTTTTTAAGAAAAAAAAATAAAGAAGTAATGTCAAAATGCTATTATTGCGATGGGTTTTCTATAACAATAATTGCAGATGGATATTCTATTAGACCAGTATGTAAAAGCCATGATACTAGGTCATTAGAAGAAATAGAGGAGAACATAGATTGATTATACAAATTATAGGTTTGCCAGGATCTGGCAAAACAGCATTAGCCAAGGCTTTGAAGGAGCGAATTAATGCCATTCATCTTAATGCTGATGAAGTTAGATCTACAGTAAATTCTGATTTAGGATTTGCCCCTGAAGATAGAATTGAACAGGCACGTCGTATGGGTGAAATTGCAAGACTTATTGCCAAGCAAAATGTTGCGCCTGTAATTGTTGATTTTGTTTGTCCTACTGATGAAACAAGGAGCGCATTTGGCTTTGCAGACATAATTATATGGGTTGATCGCATAAAAGAGGGAAGGTTTGAAGATACAAACAAACTCTGGAAAGATCCTATCAGTTTTCATATTAGAATTCTGGATGGCTATACAATAGAAGAGGAGGTTGATATGATATTACAATCTTGTGGATTGTTTGACTGGTCTGCCCCAACTACACTACAACTTGGCAGGTATCAGCCTTGGCATGAAGGTCATCAGGCTTTGAAGGAGGAGGCGCATAAAAGAACTTCTCAGGTCTTAGTTGGCGTTCGTAATACGTATAAAACATCTGAGAAAGATCCGCTAATGTATCATGAGGTGGCTAACTATATTAAACAAGATAATCCTTTTAAAGATACATTGATATTAAGATTGCCTAATATTACGAATATTATCTATGGTCGTGATGTTGGATATAAGATTGAACAGGTAAAGTTAGGAGAAGATATTGAATCTATTAGTGCTACTCAAAAACGTAAAGAAATGGGTATCTGAAAATACAGACAACTCTTGGGCAGATAAAGAAGCAGCAATGTATTTAAACTTTAAAGAAGAAATAGATGAAAGTAACGAAGAGTAGATCGTTTGCTAAGGCTTGGAGTTATAGAGTATTTGGTACTTTGACTTCTTTTATTGTTGTATATATAATTACTGGTGAGGCTGTTTTGGCTACTGCTATTGCATTTTGGGAAACCGTATTAAAAATTGGTGTATATTATTGGCACGAAAGAATATGGGATAAAGTTCAGTGGGGTAGAAAATAATGTATACAGATACTATGCGTAAGGCATTTAGATCATTAGACCATTTTGCACCAAAAGGTTTCAGGCTAGAAATAGTTGACAATGATAATTTTATTACTGTTCGTGCTTCAGAAAAATCTTTTATGTCACTACTTGACGAAGATAAGCGTCGTGCTGTAGAATATATGGTAAGGGTAAAAAAAGCCCTAGAGGATAATGGAGCCATTGTCCTTCTTGTTCGTGAAGGCGGTAAAGAGTAATGCAAACATTTCTACCACAATCAGACTATCATGTATCTGCTGCTATTCTAGATAATAAGAGACTTAACAAACAAATTCTAGAGTGTTATCAAATTTTAAATGTTTTATCTGGTAAGTCTCGCACAGGTGGATGGCGTAATCATCCAGCAGTATTGATGTGGAAAGGATTTGAGCGAGGCTTGTGGTCCTATGTGCAGGCTATGATTACAGAAGCCAAATCTCGTGGAATCAAAACTGAAAACAATGAAGTAAATCTTAATAACCTAAAAGAATTATGTTGGGATAATTGGGGTAATAACATTCCTGATTATTTCCAAGATGAGAATAAGTTACTTCGTATTGTGACTACTCATCGTGCTAATCTATTTAAGAAGGACCCATTGCTATATGCACCATTCCAATATGCAGTTACAAGCATCAACAATGTGCCTTGCTGTCCTGATCGCAAAGAACCGTGCAAATATTATTGGCCAACACATGAGGCGTCCAATGCTTGATTTATTAATTTTTATAATAGTTGTTGTAGTTATTACTGGTGCAGTTTTAGAAAACATTAGATTAAAAAATAAAAATATAGAATTATTATTTTTATTAGCACAACTGAACCTAGATAATAATGCAATAAAGAAAAACTTACCGACATCAGAAGATATCGAAAAAGATCATTTGATAAAATTTTTATCAGAAACTAGAGACGCCTCTTATCTTTTTATACAAGAGTTTCAAGATGAAATAAAAAATCTTAAAGAGAACCTCGACAATGATGTACAATATTTTGAAAAATTTGGAGTGCTTACAGAGCCGTATGATATCCATTACAATATGTCTAAAAAATTTGTAGATTATTACAAAAAACTTTTAAAATTTTTACCAGAAGAAGATAAAGATGGACGCTAGAGGAATTCCAACCTGTTCTTGTCCTCAATGTGGCTGCGTGTATTTTAAGGCTGTAATTCAATTTGATCCAACAGATTATGAGATAGGTTTATATTTTTTGGATGGGGAATGTAAAGATTGCGGAACATTAGTTACGCTTCCTACCCCAATAGACAAAATGAAGGAGAAAGATTTATGAAAGAGATATTGTTATCTATAGTTACTGGGTTCGGCTGTGGTGTTATTTTTGCTGCTTTTAAATTACCAGTTCCAGCACCACCAGTATTTGCAGGTGTTGCTGGTATAATTGGATTATGGCTCGGTTACGATGTCATAACAAAGTTCATATCCTAGGAGGAAAAAAATGGACGCAAAAATGAAAGCAATGCTTGCATCATATGCTCGTTCAGTAGTTGGTGCTGCATCTGCTCTTTATGTGTCTGGAGTAACAGATCCAAAAGATCTATGGGCAGCACTTGTTGGTGCTCTTATTCCAGTAGTAGCAAGAGCAGTTAATCCAAATGATAAGGCTTTTGGTAGAATGCCAAAGGTTAAAGATGTTGAGAATGCACTTAAAAATGCTAAGGCTCCAGTTAAGAAGGCTGTTAAAAAGTCTTCTGGTGGCGGATCTTCACATAATATGCTATAAATTATTAAGCATTAGATCAAGCGGTTGTCATATTTGACAGCCGCTTTTTCTTATGTTATAATTAATTTATACCTGCCCAAAGGGGGGTATATATTGAACTCGCTTAACAAGGAGGAAACATGGTAAGTTCATTTGCATTGGATCTATTTAAAGATCCATTTTTTATTGGTTTCAACAGAGAGTTGGACCGTCTTTCAAATATCCATCGTGAGGCAACTCGTCAGTCATACCCACCATATGATGTGGTAAAACTAGATGAGGACACTTACAAATTATCTTTGGCTATTGCTGGTTTCAGCAAAGACGAAGTTGAGGTTTCTGTGGATAATGGAAGTTTAATTATCAAGGGTGAGAAAACCGAAGATGAGACAGAGAATGTCTTGCATAAGGGTATCGCAACTCGAAAGTTCACACGCACCTTTGCTCTAGGAGAGTATATGGAGGTTGATCGTGCTGAAATGGCAGACGGTATTCTTAGCGTCATTGTGGAAAGAAACATCCCCGAAGAAAAGAAACCAAAAACAATTAAAATCAAGTAAATAAAATACCACCTGAGCATGTGGATAAACTGCTCTTTTATTCTGAGTTTTTCTTTATATATATATCATGAAATCCAAGTTCATGTAATACTATAGCATCAACAGACCAATTTTGATTAAACTTTAAAAATTCATTTACACTTTGATATACTCCAACATGACCTTGATATAAAATACTGTCATAGTTTGTATAAGAAGTTAATCCTATAATTCCATTAATGTTAATTAATTTAGAACAATCTAATAAAAATTTTCTTATTAAAAATCTTTCTGTTTCCATGTCTAAAAAAATAAAGTCATATTTTTTATTTAAGTTTGGCAATATATCTTTTGCATTTCCCTTTATAATATTTATATTAGGATGATAAGAAAATTTATTTTTTATATATTCTTCATGCGTTTCTAAATTATTTTCTGGTCTCGGACCACCTGGCTGCAATATGCCTTGGGCATTGTTATAAAAATCTAAAAGATCTGCAGATTTAGCATTAGTTAAATCTATAAACATTTTAGCAGAATGGCCCCACGCAACACCTACTTCTAGATATGATATATTTTTGCTTAATGTTTTTGCATACTCATATCTTGAACTAAATAATTTTGCATTATCTAATTGATTTTGAGATATTTGAAATGCTTTTTCAATTTCATTATCCGTGCACACAAACTCTTCATCATACCTTAATGGTCCTATTATCTTTTTAGGCATTTTTAATATCAGTTATGATAGCGTCTGCTAAGGCTTTATCAAAATGAAGGTGTCCATCTGATATTTTATCAAATTGTGGCTGAAGAATAGAAACAATTCTATCTTTAGTGGCTTGCATTATTTTATGAACAACAATCTCAGCCTGTTGTTCTGGTGTAAGATTTTCTTCCATATCTTAATTTTACCATAAGTATGGTATACTATTTCTATGCCATATCGCATAGGTGCTAAAGGTTCTTCTGGTTGTTCTGGATACCCTGCCGTAAAGGACACAGGAGAGGTTATGGGCTGCCATAAGACTCGTCGTGAGGCTGCAGCACAGATATACGCTATAAACCGCTCTGAGGGCAATATAGGCAAGGCTATGGTAAAAGAGGGCGACATGGTAATGGCCCCACACGAAGAAGAAATGTATGTTGGTCGTGTAGTTCATGTTATGACAGAAGGCATGCTTGGTATGCCAGGATCAGAATATTCTCTTGAGGCTTCAGCAGAAGAGCCTTCTATTTTAATTCAGTTATTTGAAATGGAAGAAGGCGAATTAGAAGAGACAGAGTATTTTGTCGGAGCAATGGCTAAAGATGTAATGGTTTTGCCTGCAATGGAAAATGATGAAGAGATGGATAAGTCCATGTCTGGAGGATCTTCTGATGACGAAGAAGATGACGAAGACGAAATGGATAAGGCATATGCAGGATGCGGATGTCCAATGTGTAAGGAATTAGATGTAACTTGTGATCAATGTCCACAGTGCCAGTCTGAAGAAATGAAATCAGATTGCTGTTCTGATGTAATTAAGCAGGCCCCTTGCTGGGATGGATATGTACAAAGAGGAATGAAACCAGGAAATGGTGGAAGAATGGTCCCTAATTGTGTTCCAGCAGAAAAGGCTGACGATCTTTGGGAAGACGATGATTCTATAGTATATGAAACTGATAGTGTATCAAAAGCAGAAGGATATTCTCCTCCAGCAGGTGCTCGTGCAGCAGCAAGAAAAGCAATTAGATTTAAAGAACAAGGCAAGGCAAAAGGTGCTGGTACGGCAGTAGGTTGGACTCGTGCAGGACAATTAGCAAGAGGAGAAACACTTTCTCTAAGCACAGTTAAAAGGATGTATTCTTATTTTTCTCGACATGAAGTCGATAAGAAAGGAAAAGATTGGGCTAATCAATCAAATCCGTCCAATGGGTACATAATGTGGTTAGCATGGGGCGGGGATGCTGGGTATTCTTGGTCACGCCGTATTGTAAATGCAGAAAAAGATAAAGCATTGTTTGCTGATACCTTTAATGCAATAGAAAAACAGAGTAAGAAAGTTCGTGGTAGCGGTAATGGCTTCTGGTAAATCTTCTGGAAAATATAAATCTAAACATCCATTTAATCCTATTCAAATAAAAGATGGCATGGTTGTTCGTTTAAGAAAAGACGGTACAGTTAAAGCAGTTCTTGGCAAGTATGGCGAGTATAACAAAAAAAATAAATGATAAACAAATTCAATATTCTTGAATCCATCAGGAAAAGAGATATTTTTTTACAAAAAAACTTTACAGATCAAATGCCATCGTGGGAAAAAATTAATAACTTATATGATAAATCAATAAATTCAGAAAACATAATTTTTTCTTCATTTGGAACAATGGTTGTCAATAAATCTGATCAGTACGTTGACTTTTATAATGATTTTATAAATTTTTTTAAAGATTTAACTAATTGGAATTTTTCTCAAGCATTAACAATAATACATTTTATTAATAAAAATAATAATATTATTAATGATGATTATGCAAAAAAAATATATGAAAAATTTTATAAAGATAATCCTAAGAAAAAGCCAAATGAAGTTGTTTTATCTGACTATAGCGCTGAACCATTGAAATATTTTGAGCCAGAAATACATCATGATAAATCACATAATTTTTTTATTCAAGGTCAAGGGAAAACATTGTGGAAAATTTATCATGATGAAAAATTATTTAAAGAGTATATAATTGAAGAGGGAGATCTTGTTTATATACCAGAAAATTTAATGCATAGTGTTGAAAGTTTATGTCCAAGATTTTCTGTTTCCCTGATATTTAATAATATTTAAAACTATTTAAACTTTTTGCAATCATTTATTAATTTATTATAAATTTCATAACATGCAGTTAAATCACTATTTCTAACCTTTTCTTTAATATGTTCATAACTTTCAGTTATCTTAGAAGACTTTAAAAATTTGTCTTCTGGAAAATCTACAATTTGCGGATTATAATCTTTATCAATAATCTGATTATTAGTTTCTTTACTTATATATTCTAAAATATCATATCTATGTATATTTATATCATTAAAATTTAATGTTAAGTCTGCAAATTTTGATATTTCTTTTAAAGAAAAAATATAATAGTCAATATGTTGTTTAATATTAGAATCAATACTTATATCTTTATTATAAAAATTTTCCATAGAAGATATTGAGGAAATAGAGTCTAGTGGATCTCGTAATATGGTAATTACATAGTTATTTTTTTTAAAAGATTCAGAATTTGCATCATTATAATATTCATCATTTTTAATGCATGTTGGATCAATATCTGCTGTACTATTAAGATGTTTTTTATAAACTGGCTTTTTAAAACTTTCAGAAAATAATTTAAAAAGATATACAGAGCCACATCTTGGATATGTAACAATATGTATTTCTTTGCTCATGCTCATAATTATACCAGAGCCTCCTGTAGGATTTGAACCTACGACAACCCGCTTACAAGGCGGGTACTCTACCCCTGAGTTAAGGAGGCAACCCTATTACTTTATATCAAATCTATCAAGCATCATAACTTTGTCCCATGCCTTAGCAAAGTCATTGACAAACTTTTGATTTGCATCATCTGCAGCATACACCTCTGAAATAGCACGTAATTCAGAATTAGATGCAACGATTAGATCAACACGAGGAACTCCTGCGGCTTGATCAGCATTAATGTAAGATAAAAGTTGAATCAAATAACTATTATCTAATTTATCAGATTCTAGCACTCTCATTCCAGTAAGAAGAATTACCATTTCTACAGGATTTAAATTAAGCATGTTTGCTTTTTCAATTAATAATTTTTCTTCAGGAACAAATACTGTAGGATTGACATAGTTTCTAAAGCCATCTGCAATAGGCTCAAGTGTTTTAAATGAGTCAACATCGGTTTGCTCTTGAGTTGCATCTCCACGACCTGGAGTAAATGAAACCTTAACCTGTTCGCCAGAGGCCTTTTCAATTGCTGCACATCCTGCAAGAACAATTAAATCTGCAATTGAAATTAAATGTTCTTTTTGAATCTGCTCTAAAAATGAAATAACATCAGAAATTATTTCATGATTGTTTGACTGCCAAGTATTTTGTGGTCTCAGTCTAATTCGAGCACCGTTTGCACCACCACGCTTATCTGTTTTGCGGAAGGTAGATGCAGAAGCCCATGCTGTATATACAAAATGATACATAGGAATATCAGAGGATTTGATTCTATTCTTAATACTCTCTACATCGATATCCTTAGTAATTGATGCAGGAACTGGATCCTGCCAAATTAATTCTTCAGAAGGAACTTCTTTACCAAGATATCTAGCAATTGGACCCATGTCTCTGTGTGTTAGTTTGAACCAAGCACGAGCAAATTGATCAGAGAAATAATCAAAGTCTTCAAGGAATCTTCTTGAAATCTTTTCATATTCTGGATCAAATCTAAGAGCAAGGTCTGCAGTTGTCATAACTGGAGCATGGAATTTTCCTTCAATATGTGCATCTGGAACTAAATTAGCAGCAGATTCATCTGTAGGAATCCATTGTGTTGCACCAGCAGGAGACTTTGTTTGCTTCCAATCATACTTAAACAATAGTTTTAGATATGTATTATCCCACTTTGTTGGAGTTGGAGTCCATGCACCTTCAATACCACTTGTAATAGTATCTTCTGCATTACCCTTTCCAAATGAGTTTTTCCATCCAAGACCCATTTGCTCAATAGGCGCAGCCTCTGGCTCTGGTCCAACATGGGATGGATCTCCAGCACCATGTGCCTTACCAAATGCATGTCCACCTGCAATAAGTGCAACAGTCTCTTCATCATTCATAGCCATACGGGCAAAGGTTTCACGAATATCTCGTGCAGATAGGAGCGGATCTGGATTACCATTTGGTCCTTCAGGATTTACATAAATCAAGCCCATCTGCACCGCAGCAAGAGGATTCTCTAACTCACGATCACCGCTATAACGATTGTCTGCAAGCCATTCCTTTTCGCTACCCCAATAAGTATCATCTGCTTCATAAACATCTTCACGACCTCCACCAAAACCGAAAGTCTTAAAGCCCATGTTTTCTAAAGCAACATTACCAGCAAGAATCATAAGGTCTGCCCATGAAATCTTCTTGCCATACTTCTTTTTAATTGGCCATAGAAGTCTACGAGCCTTATCTAAATTACCATTATCTGGCCATGAGTTTTGTGGAGCAAATCTGTGCAGACCTTCTCCTGCACCGCCACGACCATCAGTTGTTCTGTATGTACCTGCACTGTGCCAAGCCATACGAATAAAGAATGGACCATAATTACCATAGTCAGCAGGCCACCAATCTTGCGAGGTAGTCATAACCTGCTCAATATCAGCCTTAAGAGTATCAAGATCTAGACTCTGAAACTCTTTAGCATAATCAAAATCAGGATCCATAGGGTCTGACTTTTCTGAATTTTTTCTTAAAGGAGATAGATCTAATTGGTTTGGCCACCAATCTTCGTTGTATGTTCCTTTAGTTGTTAAACTATTACCCGTGAATGGGCACTTTTCTTCTGACATTATATTTCCTTCTACTAGTAGTTATTCTATTATATCAAACTGTAGCACTAACGGGAATCGAACCCGTCTTTCCGCCGTGAAAGGGCGATGTCCTAACCGATAGACGATAGTGCCAGTACTACTTTATTTAGCAGTCCATGGATTTGGACCTGAAGAACTGATTTCGTTAGATTTATTTAGTGTTTTTGTTGTTACCCCAATTGAATCAGCGATTACTTCAAAAGATGTTCTCTTTTTGCCCTCATTGTCTGTCCAATTTTCTTCACGCATAACACCTACAACAATAATCTCATTACCCTTTTTGATATTATTTTTTGAGTGCTCTGCCAATGTTTTCCATGCTTTGATAGTAAACCAGGAAGTATCTCTGTCTTCCCACTCCCCATCAGCATTTTTTACTCTATCATTTGTGGCCATACGAAATCTAATACCGCTTCCGATTGCTTCTGGCTCTTGGCCAACACGGCCAATTAGTGTTATTCTAGGGTTCAATTTGAACTCCTCTCCTAGACTTGTTATTCACCTATTTGGTGAGCGATCCGTATCGGACTTGAACCGACGACCTCTACCGTGACAGGGTAGCGTTCTAACCAACTGAACTAACGGACCAGTATAAATATGGTACCATACTTATTCCTCTCCGTCAAAATAGTTATTTTTTAAATATTGGTATAAAGATGGTGCATTAAGTGCGTTATTTTTCCATTTTTCTTTTCTTGATTCCCAAATTAAATTTGCCTGATAAACTATATGACTTAAAGGTATTCCAGTGCTAAAATATTCTGCATCTGCTCTAGCATTATTCATCATATTTAGATTCATTCCAGTTGCTATGTATGTTATTCCAGCAACACCCAAAGGATGTTCAAAATTAGTCATATATCTTTCAACCAAGTCATTAAAAGAACTTTTAGTATTAGAAAAAGAATCTATCATTTCATTTTCTACATTTATGGTAGTTCCATTTTTAATACTTCTCCAATATTCTGTATCATCTCTATGAGATAATAAATAATGTAATGATACAAATTGAGCAAAACCTTTATATAGAGATTTAGTTGATTGATTATACATATTACGATCAAACTGACTTATATCATTTCTTTGTAATATGTCTACTAACTTAAACAAAAATTCATGTACAGTATATAAGCCATTAGACTCCAAGGGTTCAATAAAACCAGCAGCCATACCTATTGCCACTACATTTTTTACAAATGTTCTCTCATGAATACCAATCTTAATATCAATATATCTAAATTTCAAATTATCTACTTCTTCTTTTGTTCTAGGTATTATCATTTTATCTGACATTAAATATTTTTTAAACTCATCTAACGCCTGTTCTTTTGTAATAAATTTTGTTGAATGAACATACCCAGTTCCTAGTCTAGAATACAATGGTGTATTCCAACACCAACCATTCTCTATGGCTGTACAATTTGTATACGACTCCATTTCTTTTTCTTTATCTTTATAAGGCACCTGGGCTGCCCAAGCGCCATTATTTGGAATTATATTTTGAAAAGAAATATAAGGTTCGTTTAAAGATTGGCCCAATAATAAACTTTTAAATCCTGTACAGTCTACAAATAAATCTGCATTAACAATCTCTCCATTATCTAATTCAAGATATTTAATTCCTATTTCATCATCTTTGATAACACTAGTAACGGTTGCTTCAATATGTTTTACTCCATTTGGTAAACATATAAAATCTTTAAGCCATCTACCAAATTTAACTGCATCGAAATGATAAGCAACATCTCTTTTAGGATCAAAATTATCAAATTCATTATTAGTATTTGGAGAATATTTATTTTGTGCAAATAATGCTGATGCTGGAAATAAACAGTCTACAAAGTCAGTTACTGGTATTTCTGGATGAAAATATTTTTTTACATGCCAATCATAAAATGGATTTCGATTTTTATCTACCATTGGATTTCCAAATGGATAATGAAATCCTCCAGAATCTTTTTTATAAAAGTCAGTAAACTTTATACTTAGTTTATACGTAGCATCTGTAGCCTTTAAAAAATCTTTATCTTTTAATCCTATGAAATTTGTCCAACGTTTAATATGAGACAAGGTAGATTCTCCAACACCAATAATTGGAACATCTTTAGATTCTATTACGCTTATTTCTTTATTTGGAAATGCTTTTATTAAAGTCGCTGCCGACATCCACCCAGCAGATCCACCACCCACAATTACTATTTTATTTATTGACATACTACCTCCATGTCAAATTATACCATTGCTGGTCTGGCAGGTCTCGATCCTGCGACATCTCGATTAACAGTCGAGTGTTCTACCAACTGAACTACAGACCAATTCTTTAATTACGTACCCCATAAAATAAATCTGAAACATGAATATGAGAATGAACTCCTGGATGAGATGTTTTGTTTGTTTTTTTATTATTAATCATAGTATAATCAGACCCTTTATCCCACCATATACTATTTATAAATTTAGACTCGTGATCTAAATTACAACTTTGAAGTACAAAAGCATCAAATTCTTTGCTAACATCATTTATAAAAAACGGTACAAAGTTTTTTAATTTAAAATCTTTAATATTTAATAATAATTTCATTATTAGGTGAGTGTTTAAATCCCATGTTGTCCAATATAATTTTATATTATTGGTTGAGCAAAATGACTCTAAGTTATAAATGGCATTTATAGAATTTAAAATTAATTGATGTGGAGATGTTGAGTCTTCTATAAATTTTTTATCTTGCATTTCCATAAATAAAGAATCTTCGTATTTATTGATTGTTGGATTACAATAAATTAGTGACAATGAATCATCTTTTGCAAGATTGTTTCTAATTTGCGAAGAACCCAAATGTCTTGATTGAAAAAAATCTTTATCTACTACAACCATGCTTCTAAAAAAATCTGGAAATAAACAAAAAACCTCTTTAGGCATTTTAGTATTTAAAGAATATTGAATAATATTATTGCAAATACTCTCTACAGATGCTCCAAGGTTTCCTAGATTTGTAATACTTTTATTCATTTTAGTACTTAAAATATTTGTCCACCTTGCTTCTTCTGGAACTCCTAATCCAAAAGTTATAGAACAGCCAGATGCAATTACATCAGCATTTTCATCAATTTCTCCACGAAGCCCAAAACGATTAATTTCGTATGTATTGTGTTCATCAACTGTTCCCCATTTAGTTTTTGTCATATCCGAAACAATAACATTTTGAGCATGTGGCTCATATTTGCCAACGTGTGCTGTATCAGTAAAATATTTTATTAAATAAGGATCATTATTATTGTTAATTTTATAAAAATTTAAAATATCTTTCGTTAAAGAAGTCATATTATATTATAAATTCCTGCCTGGTTTTTTATACTGATTTATATCTCCACGATAAGTTGAGCCCCTAAAGTTAAACCATAGGGTAGACGAGTATCTTTCTTTACCAATATTTTCAAGCACCTCGTGCAAATATTCCTGATTGCTAGGGAATATAATAAAACTATTAGACTTAGGCTTAATTGTTAAGTTATGCCACGGAAAATTTATTTCGCCACCCTCATAGTCATCGTTAATATAGTATATTGCTGCAAAATCACCTGCAGTATCTACATGCTCATTCATTTTATGTCCTATTTCAAACTTAATTAAATGAACCTCTTCTCTTTCAAAAACACGAAGTTCTACATTATATAAATCTACGCATTTTTGATAAGCAATTCTAAAAACTTTTTCCAACATATCAACAATTTCTTTCGGCATTTCTTTTGATACGAAAAATTTAACACCCCATGGCTGAGTCTGCCATGAATTAATATTTATTACATAGTTAAGCAATTGATCATGCTCTTCTTTGGACAAAACATTTTCTATAACATGTATATTGTTTACTGAATTACCTAATTCATAGTTTGTCATATTTTAATCGTACCATTCATTTTTTTTATTAAAATTAGAGCCAGTAAACTGAAACCATTTAGAAGAACTATATCTGTCTTTACCAACAACTTTATATACTTCATGTGTATAGTTTTCATTGCCAGGAAAAATAATAAGGCTATTAGCCTTTGGCTTAATCTTTAAATTATGATCTGGAAAGTTTATCTCTCCGCCAGTATAATCATCATTAATATAATATACTGATGCAATATGGTTTGATTCAACTGATAGGGTATCTATATGAGGATTTAAGGAGAAACCTTCCACAAATTTAAATAAGTTAAATTTATATCTATCTAAAGGATTAATTTGGACGCCGTAAAGATCTATAGATTTTTGATGAGCAATCATAAATACTTTATATAACATCTCTAAAATTTCTTTAGGAATTTTATCATATAAAATAGACATAGCGTTCCACGGCTCTTCACCCCAAGATTCATAACTCGTTACAAAATTAAGTATAGTATTATGTTCATCTTTAGATAATACATTTTCTAAATATTGTATATTATCTATAGAGTTACCTATTTTTGCAACATTTGATAGGTATACCTCATCTTTTTCAGAGGGGGTAGTAATCATATATCTATTTTACCACAATACCATTATGTTGCACCCTCGATTGGATTTGAACCAACGACAAACGGATTAGAAGTCCGCTACTCTATCCCCTGAGTTACGAGGGTAAGGCCTAACTTTATTATGCGTCCCAGTTAGGCTTGGGTATGTCTAGAACATAAGTAGTATGATCGGCACAATGTGCTACAGGGACTGCTCTACGCAATTCTTATATACCAGCCACGAAGTCCGTTTTGACGGAAGAATCAACTGCTGGCTCTGTTCCCTAGACATTCGACTAAGTGGACATCTTCGACAAATGCTACCCACCGTCAACGCCACCGTAGGTTCGGGACAGTTGTACTTAACCTGAGTCGAATCTGGTTAAGCCTTGTAGAGCAGGTAGGACTTGAACCTACGATAACCGAATTATGAGTTCGGGGCCTTGACCAACTTGGCTACTGCTCCTTGAATATTTAATTATAGTGTATGGTGAGGATGATTGTCAAATACCATTATTCCAAACTAATCTTTTACCCTTTTTAATACAAGTAAACTTTAATCCAGCAATAGATTTATTTGAATTAAATTTATTACACCGCTTACTGGCATATAGTTTTCTTGCTAAATCTTGATTCTTTTTTATCTGTGCAGCAAGTTTTTGTTCTTCCTTTTTCTTTGCTTTTTCTTTTAAAAACTCTTTAATTTTATCCTCATTGACAATTAATTCTGCCTCTTTTATCAAATTCATAAACTTAAAGGTAGGAGTTATTCCAGAAACTCCTCCCCCAATACCAAACGTGGCTTTATTATAGCAATTAGGTATTGCCCACGTAAATCCTCCAACAGGACCTATATAAAATCTAGTGTTTTCTGCTTCTACAAAGAACCCTGCTCCTGAGTCTCCATCACAGATAGAGCCACCATCTTTTGTATTTAAAATTCCATATTTTAAAACTGTTTGATTTAATGGAATACTTTGAAAATTCTTTGAACGATACTCAAGAATTTCTTTTTCTCCAATTATACGAGTTGTCATTTTATGCGGACTAAAGTCAAATACTTTATTTATTTCTCTTTGAGAAGAATTTTGAAGACCATATCCAACCATGCGCACTGTAGTTTTATTTAAAATAAAAAACTCAATATCTTCTTTGGTAGCAATAACAACTTTATTATGCATAGGAATGCTTTCCTGCAAAATTATTATTGCAAAATCATCGATACGAGTTTGATCGTTAAGATTTCTAGGAATATATGTAGGAGACATGATCACTTTTTTAACTTTATATGATCTTTCACCTGCCCTACTAACAATTCCTGGAGAATATACAATTCCATTTTTTTCCCAATAACTTAGCCCTCCAGTTGACTCAATGACATGTGCTGCTGTAAAAATTATTCTGTCTGAATATAAAAACCCAGATGCTCCTCCTACCTTGACAGCATTAGGGTCACCAGTGGCATCTTGACCAAACTCTACAGAATAGGAGGGCGAAGAGTTTAGTACAAGAGTTGATAAAACTATAAGTATGATTTTTTTCATATTTATCTTTCTACTTAGGTTATATACTAATTATAGAGCAGAACAGGAATAATTGTCAAATACCGTTATCTTCTAGTTTTCTTAATATTTCGGCAGTCTTGGGGTCATTTATAATTTCTTCAATTGCCTCTGAAATTTCCTGTCTAACTGGTGGTATAGAATATTTATCATTCTTCGTAATCTTATTTAAAAGATTCATTATCCGTACACAATCATCATGTCTCCACCATGTATAACAAAATAGTTTTTCTTCAGACTCAATTATATTGGGGCAAGACATATAGTCTTCTATAATCTGGTCTATAATAACCTTCTGTGCCTTTTTACAGCCATTGCAGGGACAGGCCCATAATTTTGCTTTAGGCTGAGGATCTTTATATGCATCAGGATTCATTTATTTCTCCTTGATTATCACACTTAGAATCAATAATAAATCTTTCCATTTCTAATACCATCTTATCACATTGACAGCATTTTTCATAGATATCATCTTTGATATACCCTCCCCAGTGCCAACAATGATGCCTGATATCAGAGGTCATTTTGCCAATTCACTTAGCATCATTAGCAAAATAAAAAATGCAGCACCAAATCCAATAAACATCATGAAGTATGTTGACATAGGAAGGTCAACTTTGTGCTTATGCTTTATCTTTTTCATTTTGTTCCCCTCGCAATTCTTGCAGCTTGTTGCATAGTAGCAGCAGAGTCACCAACTACCTCAATTA